TTCTAAATCTGCAACAGGAAGAACAAACTCAAAAGAGAGTAACGAAAAAAGAAGTAAAACATAAACTGATAAGACTCATGTATCGGAAGAAGTTAAGCAAAGAATGTCTTTAGATAGAACAGAAGAAGCAAAAGCAAATATGCGAAAGCCAAGGTCTCAAGAAGGCAAAGCAAATATTGCAGCATCAAATAAAAGAAGAGCAGAAATGAGAAAGAAAAACAAATAGAAAGAAAAGGAGAATAAACAAAATGGCAAGAGTAAAAGTAACGAGTGTAATTCAATTACCGGATAAAGACAAAACAGTCCTTAAACCTGGAGAAGGAATGATTCATATAATTGACGACGATGTAATGTCTCACTGGTTTATTCAGGGCAAAATTGAAGCAGGTGAAATTATAATTGTAACTGAAGAAAATCAGAAACAAAAAGTACTTCCTTATAATAGGCCAAAGGTAGCAATTTCAACCCCAAAGGTAGTAGAAATTAAACCTCAAGATGACAAACTTGTCGTCCCTAAAATAGAAGTAAATTATTTAGAAGAGAAAGAACCTATTATTGTAGAAACTAAAGTTGAGGAAGTTAAGGAAGTAAAATCTAAAATCAATAAGAGAAAATAATTATGGCATTTACAATTTTGCAATTTAGAACTGACTTCCCAGAGTTTGCTTCAACCAGCCCTGAAATATTTACCGACGCCCAGATCAGTTTCTGGTCTGGCATTGCCGACTTGAGATTAGACTCAACGCGATGGGGCGATTTAAGAGATTATGGGATTGAATTATTTACCGCTCATAATCTTATATTATCAAAGAATGATCAAGAGGCAATTGCATTAGGTAATTATTCAGGGCAAGCAAACTCATTAAAGTCAAATAAAAGTGTTGGTGATGTTTCGGTAGGCTTAGACAATCAATCCATCATGGAAGAAAAGGGCGGAGATTATAATCTAACAAGATATGGAAGATTATTTTTAAGGCTAGCAAGGCAAATAGGGATTGGTGGAGCAGTAGTATAAATGATTACAGTAAAGCTTAAAACAAAAGTTGATAATACATTAAGTATTATCAAAGATATAAAAAAACTAACTGGCTTTGATGTATTAGTTGGAATACCAGAAGAGAATGCAGAAAGAACAAATGAAGACGGTTTTAAATCTCCAATAAATAATGCCCAACTATTATATATACACTCAAAAGGTTCTCCAATACAACATATACCTCCAAGACCGTTAATTGAACCGGCATTAGAAGCTTCTGGAAATAAAGACAGAATAGATGAAAACTTAAAGAAGGCTGCTCAATTAATATTGGATGGAAAATCAGAAGCAGCAATTAAGGCATTGCATATTGCAGGACTTGATGGTGTAAATATTATTAAAGATTGGTTTAATGATCCAAGAAATAATTGGCCTCCAAATACTACCGCAACAGTTAGAGCAAAGATTAAAAAGAAATATAAAACAAAGAAAGCAAGAAATAAAAAAATAGAAGCTTACGAAGCAGGCGAAGAAGGAATAGATTCGGTATTAATTGATACAGCGCAACTTAGGAATGCTATCACGTATTCCGTAGAAGTAAATAAAGAGTAGAAATATACCTTAAATATAGCTGTATTTCTTACGAGGATCGTTTATAAGCTACTTTTATTATTAGTTAAAGGATAATTATGATCAATGTATCAGAAGTGATTACAGACCCGGATTTTGCACAACAATTTACTGTTTATCGCTCTTCAGGGGATTGGATAAATGGCCGATGGACAGAATCAATCCCAGAGCAAATAGCAATGACTGGTGTAATTTCTGTAATGAATGAAAAAGAATTACAAGCAATGCCGGAAGGCGATAAAATAAAAGGCGCAATGGTATTCCATACATTACAGGAATTATTCGNCACAAGAAATGGAACAGAAAAAGGAACCTCCGATAAAATATACTGGCGTGGAGATTATTATAGATTATTCAATATAGCCCCTTATATAGATTACGGCTATTTCAGGGCGGCTGGAGAACGTATAACAGGATCGTAGAATGGCAGAAATAAATAAAACATTAACAGAATTTGAAAACTTTATACAGACATTAATTGTTTCGTTGCTTAGCTGGGATATTACCAATCCGGTAAAAACAAACGATGTTAGAATTGCATGGGAAGAAGGAGGTCAACCAGCAGCAAGCATAACAGATAATGTCGTTTATATAGAATGTTTTGAGGTTGATACTCCTTACAATAGAGCGAGGGAAGAAACCGATACATGGGAAATATCCCCCGATGAATTTACTAAAGAAACAAGTTATACAAGACAAATGCAGGTTAATTTAATTTTGTATGGGCCGGATAGTTTTGATAATGCTCAAACAATTAGAGACAATATATTTTATCCCGATAATCAATTAACATTGCAGCAAAACCACATTTATCTTGTTCATGATATCCCTTCACCAAAGAGAGTACCGGAATATTTTCAAGGCTTATGGTGGAAGAGAATTGATATGAGTTTAAGATTTAACGAATTGGTCGTCAAGAGTATTTCAGTTCCGGCTATAACCAGCATAGAAGTTGGCATATATGATGACAATGGCAACTTAATTGCTGATATTACAGAATAAAATAAAGAGAGGTTAAAATGACAACTTTAAATTTAGATTCGATAATCGATGTATCAGTAGAAGTTTCCCCTTCGTCTGCCCCTAGAGCGACTTTTAATCAATTATTGATTGTTGGTATTAATGGGCTTACAATTTCCGATCCTATCACTACTACTGAAAGAGTAAGAGAATATACTGCAACAGCAGATATGCTTACAGATGGTTTTATAACAACCGATGCAGAATACTTGGCTGCTGTTAAATACTTTGGGCAGTCTCCTGCACCTGATGTATTATGGGTTGGAGTTAGAGATAATACAACTTCACCTGAGGAATCAGTATTAGAAGCATTGATTGCTTGCAGAGCGGTGGAAGCAGATTGGTATATTTGTTATTCAGTAGAAGCAACTTCGGCGGATATAGAAGAAATTGCGCCGGTTATTGAGACAATGACTCCTTCTACTATATTTGCGTATAATTCGGCCAATAGTAATATTCTTACTTCTAATCCTATTCCATTAGATATTTGTACTACATTGAAAAATAATAGCTATCAAAGGACAATAGGGCAATATAGTTCTATCTCTCATGCAATAGTTACTGCTATGGGTCGAGCTTGCGGGCTAAATAATGGAAATGCAAATTCAGCATTTACTTTAATGGGTAAGAATCTTATTGGCATAACAACTGAGAGTCTTACTTCTTCGCAAAGATCAATTGTAGAAGCTAAGAATTGTAATTTATATTTATATTATGCAAATTATTATTCTATATTTGAGCAAGGAGTAATGGCAAACGGTTATTTCTTTGACCAGATAATGAATAGGGATATGCTTGTAAATGATATTCAGCTTTCTTGCATGGATTTAATTTATCAGAATAGAAAGATACCTCAAACAGAGGCTGGCATGACAATGATTTATAATGCTCTTGTTAAGTCTTGCGAGTTGGCAGTTGCAAGAGGCCATCTTGGTCCCGGAACTTATACTGGAATCAACTTTAAGAATTTAAATACCGGAGATGCAATGCCTAATGGATATGTAATTCAGCAAGATAGTCTTGCGGCTCAATCATCTGCTAACAGAGCATTAAGAAAAGCACCGGCATTCTATGTAACAATTAAAGAAGCGGGGGCTGTCCATTCTCTTACCGTGCAAGTGTTGGTTGATTTATGATTATCTATAAAATAGAAAATAAAATTAATGGTAAAATTTATATTGGTCAAACCAAAAAAGAATTGAATCAAAGATTTTTTGAACATTCAAAATCTAAATCCCTTATTGGAAGAGCCATAAATAAATATGGAATACAGTCTTTTAATGTTTTTATAATAGATGAAGCTGAAAGTAGAGAAATATTAAATGAAAAAGAAATATATTGGATTGGTTATTATGATTGTATAAACCCAAAAGGATATAATCTTACTATTGGCGGCAATGGAGTTAATGGATATAAACATTGCGATGAATCAAAAGAGAAAAACAGGAAAAATCATTTAGGGAAAACTGCTTCTAAAGAAACTAAAGAAAAAATGAAAGGTAGAATACCTTGGAATAAAGGCTTAAAAGGATTTTTAAAAGGAAGGACTGTTTGGAATAAAAATAAAACAGAGGTGAAAACTAGCTCTAAAGGGCAAATCCCTTGGAATAAAGGCTTGACGAAAGAAACAGATGAAAGAGTTGCTAGCTATTCTGAAAGTCTTAAAAATTCTACCTCTGATAAAGTTTTTAAAAAAGGTAAATCTTCTTGGAATAAAGGAATACCAACTGTTCATTCTGAAGGGTCAAATATTAAAAGAAGTAAAACAATGAGTGGTAAAAAGAAGTCAATAGAAACAGTTGAAAATATGAAAATGGCTCAACAGAAAAGAAGAGCTAAAGAAATTTAATAAAATATAAGGAGGATATAATATGTCTCAAAGCACATATAGTTTTCTGGATACAATTATTGTATTCGCGCATCCAGATTTAGCAATACCAATTACAGTTACAGGTGAAGGAGCAGGAAGTATCTCTGTATCGATGACAGACAATAGAACTTCAATGGACACAGCCGCAGACGGCTCGATTATGATTTCAAAGATCGCTGGAAATTCAGGTTCTGTTTCTATTAATGTTCAGCAGACTTCTTTGGTTCATAAGAAATTATTGGCGCTATATAATCTGTTAATATTGGCTGCTCCATCAAGTTGGGCAACGGCGGCAATGACAATTAAAAATATTACAGACGGTACAGGTCATTTATGTACAGGGGTTACATTTCAAAAAGTCCCTGATAAGAGCTATCAGAAAGAAGGGCAGCATATCACTTGGACGCTTCTTTGTGCTGATGTCCAAAGTTTAACAGTTTAATTTAATTAAAAAGGAGAAAGTTTTATGATTAGGGAGAAAACAAAATCATTTGAATTTCAAGGTAGACGTTGGCAGGTAGCTAAAGTTTCTGCTCTTGACGGTTCAAATATTATTCGCAAATTTACTACTTCTGGAAAATCAAATCCTCAAGAATTTTTGCAGTCATTGCTAGACGAGCAATTTATGAATATACAAAATACATTGCTTTTATCAATATCTGAAGTGCAAACAATTAACAATCAAGAAATAATGTTGCCAATAATTACTCCTTCGGGAATGTTATCAAATTCAATATCGGAGGATGCAGGGTTAATATATATGCTTACAGTATTTGCTTTAGCTTTTAACTTGCAAAGTTTTTTCGACGAAAACGCATTGAAGGAATTTCAATCAATAGCCCAAACTTTCAATGCGTAGAACTTGTAAATATAGATAGTTTTGCATATTATCCAGTAACGGCAGGATACTGGAAGCAACATGAAGTATTTGACGGAACCTATACAATAGATGATTTATTAGATATCCATGAATTACTATTAATTAAATCAGAAAATGAAAAAAGATATAGAGAATCAGAACAAACAAGGAATCAATAATGGATACTTCTACAATTAAATCATACCTTATATCGTTGGGCTTTGAAGCTGACGATAATATGTACCGTAAGTTTTCAGCCGCTTTACAAAAAGCTTCCGGCGAAGTTGAAAAGCATACAAGTATAATGGCTAATTCTTATGCAAAGGCCGGAGGGGTTATTATTGGGGCGATAGGAACAATAATAACTTCTACGGCCATGCTTTTAGATAGTTTGGCAAAGGCCGATTTAGGGTACGAAAAATATGCTATGCGTATGTACATGGCAAGAGATGCTGCAAAACAATTTAAAATTGTAACTGATTCAATGGGAGAATCACTAGAAGATATTGCATGGATTCCAGAGCTTAATGAGAAATATAAATTATTAATGGCAGAAGCTCATAAAATGGAATTGCCTAATTCATATCAAGAACAAATGAAAATAATTAGAGGTATTGGTTTTGAATTTACCCGTTTGAAANTAGAATCNATATATGGATTGCAATGGATAGGGCATAATTTAATAAAACATNTATTTAAACCTATTTCTGATAGTAAAGATAGCTTTAAAAGTTTTAATGATTATATAGTAGAAAAAATGCCTATATGGTCAGAAAAAATTGCTTCTGTTTTTTCTAAAGTTTTAAATATTATTTTAGATAATGGAAAAGCGTTATTTTTAATGGGAGAAAAGATAAAAGGTTTTTGGGATAACATAAGCAGTCCGGAAAAAATCGCTATATTTGGAACTGCCCTTACAATGTTATTTATCGCTGGTGGCCCAGTTACTCAAGCAATAATTGGGTTTGGTTTATTAACTTTAGCTATAAGCGATTTTATGGGCTATTTAGATGGGAAGAAAACTATAATTGACCCTAATATATTTGAAGGAATTATTTATTCAGTAGAAAGAATGGCTCTAGGATTTAAAACTGCTTATTTAGCTTTAAAGTCATTAGGAACTTTAGCGGCAGGACTTGGGGCATCCTTAGCAAGTAAAACAACCTGGGGAATTGGAGGAAGAGATTGGACGGCCTTTAAAGATTCTTTAAAAGATACAGGAAAAATATGGGAAGATTTTGCAGACGCCGAAGATAAAAAATTAAAATTACAAGAAGAAAATAAAAAGAAAAGATCGCAAGTAAATAAAGAAGTAACTAGCAATTCAGAAGGCTGGAAAAATCAACAGCCTCAAATAATTTCTGCTGCGCAAGAAGCTTCAAGAAAAACCGGAATCCCGACACAAATGATTTATAGTCAATGGGCTGGAGAGACGGAGAATTTTACAAATAGAGGAGCAAAGGAGTTAAATAATTTTGCAGGAATAAATATTCCTGGAGGGCAAGGTAAGGATTATAGGAAGTTTTCATCTCCTTCTGAATTTGCAGATTATTATTCTTCGTTAATCAATAACCGTTATCCAGAAGCTAAAAATGCTAGAACACCCGCTGAATTTGCAAATGCCTTAAAGAGAGGAAAAATTGGTGGATGGTATACCGATTCTACTGAAAATTATACTCAAATGGTAAATAGTCATATNGGAGATTATGGTAAAGCAATAANGGAAGGGAATACCGTTACCCATAATTGGAATATTACTGGCAGTAAAAATGATGCAGAAGCTATTGCAAATAAAATTAAAACTGAAGCAGGGGTTAATAATACATTAATGTTAAAATCTGCTGGGCCAATTCCCTTTCGTTAATTAAAGGAAATATAATGACTATAAATAATCCAAATTTAGGCTTAACGAATGCTCAATATTCTCCTTGGAGGGCTTCTGCTGAAGCTATTGCAGGATCATCTTATATTTTTGATCCTGCAAATGTAAGTAATACTCCTTATAGGCCAAAACAATGGAATGAAGAATTATTATTTTTTTTAACAGCTTCTATTTATGACCTTAATACAAAAAAATACTCAATAAGATATTATTATTTTGATGGAGTATTAAAAACAGAACATGTTAATCAAAGAAGAACAACTCAGCATCCAGTACAAGTCGGAGCTAATATAACTGATCATAGTTTTCAGCTTCCTGCAAGATTAACAATGGAAATTGGTGTCTCAGATGTAATGGATTGCTATAATCTTTCTAATGATTGGGCATCAGAAACTATCGGTCGTTCTATAAATGCCTTTCAAGGATTAAAAAAACTACAAGAATCAGGGAAATCATTATCGGTAACAACAAGATTATTTACTTATGACAATATGATAATTGAAAGCATATCTGTTCCCGAAGATTATAGAACACTATATTCATTAAGGGCCTCTATTATTTTTCAACAGATTATTACTGTTCAAACATCGTCAACAAAAATAAGTTTAGTAAAAAATACAACGGATATCACAAAAAAAGGGCCTGTCTCTACAGAGGTAATTCCAGTCGATAACCCTTATAATTCAAACGTAAAAAATGCATTAGGAATATAATATGAAAGCAAAAGAAAATTATAAATTAAAAGTAAATGTTAAATTTCAACTATTCGATAGCGAAGGTAATTTAAAAACTACTCGAAGATTACATAATGCTAAAACAAATAATGCAGTATATGGGTTGCTAGATCAACTTTTAGATACTCCAACATTGGCAAAAGTTGGATATATGGAATTAGGGACGGGAACTCCAACAGCAACTTTGCTTGGGGCATATATAGCAGGCTCAAGAACGGCAATTACAAAGATAAGAACTTTAAATGTTGCAACTATTACTTGTGTATTCGATGTAGGGATTGGAACAGGAACAATTACAGAAGCGGCTTTATTTGATACAGCAACTGAAAATACGGCCAATATGTGGTGTTCGGCAACAAACTTTACGCCAATAATTAAAGGTTTATTAGAAATATTAATTATTGATTGGAATTTAACTTTATTATAAAAATATTGAAGGCATTTTATGAGAATATTAATTGAAGGCATTCTTTGGACTGGTGCAATTAGAACAGTAGGCGCCGGTAAAGAGTTTGATAAATTAGAGTCTGCTGTTACAAATGCTAATAATGCTCATGAAGCAAGTGTTTATTTGGTATACGAATCAGACCCCAGTTTTCCAGGCCCTATGAGTGCTAACTATGATTGTTATGTGTTAGGTGTTGGAGATGAAGGATATAATAATATTCAAGTTAATGCAATACATGTAAATGCGGCAGGAGGTAAAACATATTTTGAAAATATAAGAATGGCGTCAAATTGTTTTGCTGGAACATATTCAGATTGTATTCTAAAATCAAATAAGTGTACTTTTATTAATTCAAATGCTAATAACTATGTTTTATATGGATACTATCATGATATAGATTATACTCATACTCCATTTACAACTTTTACAAATACTTACCTTCAGGGTAATGCAAAGATTATTATGGAGTGTTTGTTAGATAGAATATCTATTATTAAATGTTCTTATGATACACCGTGGAATCCTGTTAATTGTTCAGGAACTTTAGCTATTGATGATAAAGCAGTAGAACCAACAGATAATTATGGCCCTGATTATGGAACTTCTGGGTTATTAATAGAGATAATAGAGCCTTATACTCATAATCTTGCTCTTGATGATTCATTTATATTGTCAGAAGAGACATCAATAGTTCCAAAACCTTTAATATTAGATAGATTAAGTATAGAGCCTTATACCCCGACAATGATTGTAGGGCAATCGCAGCAAACCGGAGCTATTGGATATTATAATTTCAATACAACTGTAAATTTAACTCAATTAGTGACATGGGTTTCTTCTAATCCAACAGTCGCTACAATAGATTCAAATGGATTGATAGCCGCAGTTAGTACTGGTATAACATTTATAAGAGCAACTTACGGCTCTATCTCAACATACATAATGTTAAAAGTAGAACAAGCCGTAACTGTTTCAACCATAACAGGCTCATATACGTATCAACAAATACCATTAACTCCAGACCCAAATCAAACTTTTAGTTGTACATTATTAATTGATGGTAAAAATATTCCAATAGATTTTCAATTACGTTGGAATGCACAAGCGAATTATTGGGTAATGACATTAATTAATTCTGCAAGCAGAACTTATTATGTAGATAGTATTCCTTTAATAGCCGGAGTTCAGCCTACAATCAATATTTTACAGCCTTATTCTTATTTAAAAATTGGAAGCTGCTACATAGTAAATATAAGCGGGATAGCAAGCGATTACCCAACAGATGATAACTTAGGAACAGACTATATAATGCTTTGGGGAGATACAGAAAACGTATGAGTGAACTTTACGGAAGAAAATTTAAGCTCACTATTCTTTTAAATCCACGAGAGAATATTGCCGATCAATTGCTAGCAGAATATAATATTCCTAAAACAGCTCCAGAAATTCCTGCAATTGTAATTGAGCAAAACGATTTAAGTCAAAATGCATTAAGGGTAACTTTTGATGTTGATTATCCAGGATTACAAGGGTGGTATTATTCTGAAATTTGTATTTACAATTTTAATATTTCTACTTTAATGCAAGTAATAGATGATGGTGCAGCAGTATCTTTAGAAGCTGGATATATTAATGGAAATTATGGAGAAATATTTAATGGATATATTTTTCAATCTTTATTTGAAAGAGAAAATATAACCGATTATAAATTAACTTTAAGATGTGTGGACGGTCAAAGATTATTTTCAGAAGAATTTACCGCTTTTAGTTTAGATAAAGGAAGAAATAATCAAGTAGCTCATTATAATGCGATAGCCGCTTATTCTCAAATGCCAATTGAAATTGGAAATATTCCTTCGCAATTAAGAACAACAGCGATGGATAGAGGAGTCACGGTATTTACATCTCCGGCAAATGGTTTAGCTGATTTACTTAAAAACTATTCAATCGATAAAACAAATGATGGTTGCTTTTTTACAAAAAAGGGAGTCACTAAATATTTTAATATGAATGACCCTTTAAAAGAACCGCCTATTATAATTTCACCATCAGGTGAAGGTGGATTGATAGGAACCCCAATACAAACAAAATATGGCTGCAATTTAACTTGTTTGTTAAATGCTCAAATAGAATTAGACATTCCTAGGGTTCAAATTAAATTAGATCAATCTCAAGTAAGGGCAGTTAAAGCAGCGCAAGGAATTTTATTGGCCCCTTTTGATTACGATCAAACTTATCAAGTAATTGGTGTAAGGCATGTTGGAGATACAAGAGGAAATGAATGGTACACTTATGTTACGGGTATTAATAATCAAGGCGCTCAGGCATTAATGGAAACAACTCAAGAAAGAGGACTATAATGTTAGATATAGCAGAACGATTAAGTAGTCATCCACAAATAGAATTAGAAATAATTAGACGATTTTTAAATCAGTTTTCTTTCGATTTACGTTGCGCATCTCCAGGGATAATTACTTCTTTCGATTCAGATAAACAAACCGTAACTGTTCAATTGGCAATAAAAGAAATAATAGAAATCAATCAAAAAGAAAATACTTATAAAAAGGCAATAGAAATTCCTGAAATATTAGATTTACCAATTGTAATTCCTAGAGCTGGCGGATATTCAATTACCCTTCCTATTCAAGTTGGCGATGAATGCTTAGTTGTATTTGGAGATACTTGTATTGATAGTTGGTGGAAAAGAGGCTGCCCGATACAGACAACCGATAAATATCAAACTCAAGATCCTGCTTCGTTGCGCAGACATGATTTATCAGATGGGTTTGCAATATTAGGATGTTGGAGTCAACCAAATGTAATATCTGAATATTCAACTGACAGCTTAGAAATAAGAACGGACAATGGGAATACAAAAATAAAAATTAAAGATGGCGAAGTAACAATTCTTTCCGATTCAATTAAACTTGGCGATTCTGCCGGATTGAAAAAATTAATAGATGAAAGATTGATTACTTTATTTAATGCACATACTCATCCTTATCTAAATGTTACGACTCCATCAACAACTTCTGCTCCAACAACTCCATTATTGTCAACAGATTGCTCTACAACTAAAACAGAGGCGTTATAATTATGAAAATGCGTAGAATAAATAGCGACGGAGAACCTCAATATGGGCAAGGAAAGCAAGATTTCAAACAAGGAATTGATGCCGTAGCACAAGCTATTCAAACAAGATTAAAATTATTCTATGGAGAATGGTGGGAAGATACTACCGATGGTCTTCCGTTATGGACGGATATAATTGGTTTTGGCGGAAGCAATAAAAACAAAGTAAATGCTTTAATCACAAAAAGAATATTAGATACAAAATTAAACGAAACAAAATTAATATCGGAAGTAACAGATGTCGTAAATACTTATTCATCAACTTTAAGAAAATATACCTATGCGGCAAAAGCAAAAAGTATATATGGAAACATAATAATTACAAATGGGGTTTAATATATGATTGTCTATAAAATAGAAAATAAGATTAATGGCAAATCTTATATTGGGCAAACAATCAAAACTCTTGATGAAAGAATTAAAGGGCATATTAAATATCAAAAAATCTTTAATATCAAAAGTTATAAATAAATATGGAATAGACAATTTTAATATTTCAATAATTGATGAAGCAGATACAAGAAAAGAATTAAGTGAGAAAGAAGTTTATTGGATAAAAGAATTAAATAGTAAAGCTCCGAACGGGTATAATTTAGCAGAAGGTGGCAACGGAGGAGATTTATCAAATTATATAGAATATAGTCCTTGTTCTCAAGAAACAAAAGATAAAATTAGTAAAAAATTAACAGGAGTTCCTCTTTCGGAAGAAACAAAAGAAAAACTTAAAGGAAGAACCCCTTGGAATAAAGGGAAAATAAATTGCTTTTCTTCTAAAACTATAAATAAAATGTCTGAATCCCATAAAGGGCAGATTACATGGATTAAAGGAAAAGATATGAAAGCATTAGGATATATTAGCTCTGCAAAAGGTAAGTTAAGGCCAGATATTGCTGGAGAAAATAATCCGGCTAAAAGGCCTGAGGTAAGAGAAAAAATAAGTAAAGCCAATAAAGGAATGGTCTCATCTAAAGGAAATTTAGGTAAAAAATATCCTTATAAGTCTAGACCGAAAGCTAAAGGAAGAATTGCTTGGAATAAAGATTTAACAAAAGAAACTGACGAAAGAGTTATGCAAATAAGTAAAACAGAAAAAGAAACAAAATCTAAAAATAAAAAAGGTAAATAAAATGTATTTCTCTCCCAGCGTAGATAGTACGGGCTTTCACGCTCCAACATATTCAGATATATTGAATTATCTATTGATATCATATAAAAATATTTATGGGCAAGATGTCTATTTAGGCAATGACGCTTCCGATTACCAATGGATTTCTGTTATTGCAGATAAAATATATGATGTATTGGCCACATTGCAATTAGATTATAATAATAGAAGCGTATTAACAGCAGTAGGTACAGCTTTAGACGGTTTAGTTAAGAGCAATGGTATTACAAGAAAAGCGGCGACATACTCCACTTGTACGGTAACCTGTACTGGAATTGCAGGAACAGTAATTGCTTCTGGTGTAGTTCAAGATTTATCTGGCTACTATTGGGATTTATCTTCATCCGTAACTATTGGGGCATTAGGAACTATTGATACTACTGCAACTTGCAGAACTATTGGTGCTATATCGGCATTGCCTGCATCAATTACATCTATTGTTTCTTCACAAGCAGGCTGGACTTCTGTTACAAATTCAGTCGCTGCTGTATTAGGGCAGCCAATAGAAACAGATTCGCAATTAAGGTCAAGGCAATCATTAAGTACGAGATTAGCTTCTCATACAATGTTGGCGGGAACCGTTGCTTGTATTGCCGCCGTAGAAAATGTTACAAGATATAATATCCATGAAAATAAAACAGATTATACAGACGCGCAAAGCTGCCCTCCTCATTCTATTACTTCCATAGTTGAAGGCGGAACTGATGATGATGTTGCGGCTGCAATATTTTTTAATAGAGGAATTGGTTGCAATACAAATGGTGATGTTAATATTACGGTTATTGATCCTGACACTAATGAAGACGTTGTAATATCGTTTATGCGCCCAACTTATATTCCCATATATGTAGATATCGATATTACAAAATTTACCGGTTATACTGATTCAATCACAGCAGATATTGAAACGGCCATTTATACATATCTTAACGAATTACAGATAGGGCAAGATTTAACAATATCTGGATTGTATGCAGCCGCAATGGCAGTAATGGACGATATTACAAATCCATTATTTTCTATAACTTCTTTAAAGGCTGGAACTTCTCCTACTACTGGAACGACAGATGTAAATATTGGTTTTAATGAAGTGGTTCAAGGAATTTTAGGGGATTCTCCTGCGTATGTAAATGTGGTGGCAACATGACCGTAGCAAATACAGAATATTTAAAATTAATAACATCTCAATATCAAGGCGCACCAAAATTTTTAGAATGGCTTACCGCGCCCTTAACAATACTAAATGATATTTCTGAATGTGCGGATTTAATACCTTCGTACTTTGATTTGGATACAGCGGTTGGAGTTCAACTGGATGCTTTGGGATTAATTTTGGGTCAAACAAGAGTATTACCTTTTGAACCAACGGATGGCTCTTCATCAACATTAGATGATGCAACATATAGAAAAATATTAAGACTAAAAGCGTTTACTAATTATTGGGATGGTTCAACAGCTTCAATATACGAAGCATGGTATATAATTTTCCCCGATAGCGATTTAATAATAACTGATAATCAAGATATGTCGGCAACCATTTCAATTACGGGAAATTTATCTCAAATTGCTATTGATATGATTAATAATGATTTGATTATCCCGAGGCCTGAAGGTGTTCAATATAATTTTGGTGGAACAATTGCCCCAATTCCTATTTTTGCTTTTGATTTAAATAACGAATATTTTAAGGGTCTTGACGAAGGCTATTGGGATAATACTTTAATATAAAGGAGTATATATGGCAACAAGTAATTTTTTAGTTCATGATTCGGATAAAAATAATATACAAAATGATGGAGATTTTTTAGCATCAGCAACAAGAACAGGCGGTTTTGTTTCTGGAGTCGCTCCTTCTGTTTATTTTAATAAATTGCTCTATCAGTTATCTACAATGATTGCTGCTCTTGGTCAAGCAATGGCAAATAAAGGATATACGGTCGCAGATACGACTTTGTCTACTCTTACAACTGCATTAGAAAATATAATGACCCTTGCAGATATGACAGACTATCCAACCAATTCAGAAATGGTTGCTTATGTTGCATCTCAAATACCGGTAATTGATTTTACTAATTTAAAAGCAACAAATGGATATCAGAAACTTCCTGGCGGATTAATGTTGCAATGGGGGCATTATAATTCTAGTATTTCTAGCGAAACAGTAATTACCGTTAATTTTCCGTATACTTTTACATCTTGTTTAAATGCGCAAATAACTGGGAAAGCATCTTCAATCGTAGCGGATTTTTGGATGCAAGTTGATTCGTTTAATTCTACAACAATGACGGTCAGAAGTCAAAACTTCGAATACGCAGGCCCAGGGCATATAGATGGCTTCTACTGGTTTGCAATTGGAACTTATTAAAAAATAAAAGGAGAACGTATGGGGGAGCAACCTTGTAATTTAGTAATTGAGCATCAAAAAATTTTGGGCGAACTTGCTTCTGATGTAAAGCATATAAAAGGCAAAATTGACAATGGATTATCCGCTAAATTGGCAATTGTCAATGAAACTCTTGTTAAATTTATGGCTACTTCCATTGCCGATAGAAGAGTTGATAAAGCTGAAAACTGGTTTGGCAGAATAGTACAAGGAAGTGCAACGAAAATTATTGGTCTTGCTGTTGTTATAGTTATGGCAAGTGGATTAACAAGTAGTGGATTAAACATATTGGCAAAACAATATATCTCTCAGGAGCCGCCAGGACAACAAAAAGCAATCCTTGAACAAGGCGAGGCAAATAATTTATTTGCAGTTGATATGAAAATAATGATTTCTGATATGAAAATAAATAAATATCATCGGCACATATTAAATGACGGTAGAATATTGTTTCATAATGGAAGCCCAGACGTAAGAGCATATATTTTAAATTCAACAACTGGAAAATTTGAACGTTGTCCGGAAATGCGAACGGAGGCAACTGTTAAATGAATCAATTAAATCGTAAAGCATTTTTAGATATGATCGCATGGAGCGAAGGAACATCAGTCATTGTAGAATCAGATAATGGATATAATGTGCTAGTTGGAGGAAAATTATTTTTTACTTATAACGATCACCCACGACGGTTAGTTGTAATAAATTCTAAATTGAAATCTACAGCAGCCGGTCGTTATCAATTGCTTGCTCGTTATTTTGATCATTATAAAAAATTGCTTAAGCTTAATGATTTTTCTGCTCCTTCGCAAGATGCTATTGCTATTCAACAAATTAAAGAGTGTAAAGCTCTTGATGATGTAGATAATGGAAATATTGAATTGGCAATAAAGAAATGTAGTAATATTTGGGCAAGCTTTCCTGGTAATAATTATGGGCAACATCAACAAAAAATATCTGCCCTTCTGGCAATATATACAGAAGCAGGCGGAGAGGTAAAATTATCATGAAGCAAAAAATCATTACAGGTTTTTATATTTTTATTACTATCGTTATATTGTCTGCTTTTATTTTTTCGGGAGTAAAAGTTTATAATTGGTATTATGGAATTAAAACGACTATCCCATCAAACGTATTCTCTGCTGCCCCTGATAATAAAAAAGCAATAAAAGTAGATAAGAAAAAAATTACAGCAAAAGTCCCCATTGAAGTATTTGATAAAGAAGAAATTTCAAAACAATTAAAAATACCCGACCCTGATAAATCAAATCCCAATATACAATTTACCGATGCAAAAACAATACCGGCATCCGATAATAATACTTCTGTTGTTTCCAAATGGGATACTACAACTGGTAAAATTATAATAGAAGCAAGAAAAGAGCCATTATCGGCTATTGGATTTAGCAATAAATGGGAAGTGTATGTTAATGGAGCATATACCACAAATAAAGAAATAGAAATTGCCGGTGGAATATCTTGGCAATGTTTACGGGTTTTAAAAGTAAAGGCCGAACTATATGCTGAAGCAAGAGCAGACTTTACAGATATACAAACTGGAGATAGGAATAATTTAATGGGTCTTGTCGGTATTAGATTTAGCAAACCAATATTTCAGGAGGAGTAATTATGGAAGAAAATAAGATTGGATATTTAACTGATGATGAAGGCAATCCTTCAACTATGAGGGTCATGTCTTGGTGCAGTTTTTTAATAGCTTGTGTCGTAGGAATATTACTTATAGTTAGAACGCCAGCAGATACATTTACTGGTTTATATGTATTTACTGCTTTTCTTGTTGGCGGGTTTGTGCCTAAAGCGATACAGAAATTTGCAGAACAGCCTTTATCAATGAAGAAATAGCTATATCTAAATATATAGCTTTAAAAACCATAGTTATTTCTATGCAGGATCGTTTATATGCTACTTTTATTGTTAATTAAGGACTTTCTATGCTTCCTATTGTTTTAATTGGTTGTGCCCCTTGTTGGCGTGATGATTTACAAAATTTAAAGAAGATTATATCTGAATTTGATGTAATGGCGATTGGGCTAGATTGTCCTTATGCCGATACAATTGCATATTTTGCAACATATCATTTTATTGATATCCCTAATTATATCAAAAGACGAAAAGATGTTGGATGCAATCTTGATTTTGAAGTCATTTGCCATAGACAAGAATTAGGTGTTGATATTGTAGAACCATTTAAATCGCCTAGAGGTTCTTCGGCTTTGCTTGGGGCAATAGCAGCAATTAAATTAGGATATACAAAAATAATTCTTTGTGGTTGTCCCCTAGAAGGTAAAAGTAGAAATGGATTTCAATCTTATAATGGATTTCAAAAAGGGTGGCTTGTAAGATATTCAGAAGTGTCTCCGTATGTGCGATCAATGAGTGGCTGGACTCGTGAATATTTAGGAAATCTTACAAAAGAATGGCTTGGTAAATAAAAAAAATAGCCAATATTTCTATTGGCTATTTTCAATCTCCTTTATAGTTCATTTTTAATTGTTTTTTAATTCTTTNATTTTTTCAGTTAATGACCAAAGAGCTTGATTGACCCTTACATTTTCGCTTACTGAAGTAATTGCTCTTGCTTTTTTTATTCTGTAGTTATTATTATTTCTTGCAAATCTTCCACCTTTTTCAACAAGTTTTTCTTGCAAAATATTGAAAGAGTTCCAAAGAGAATTATCGGTAACAGGAGAATTATAAGAAGAAGCAAATCTATCAATATTTCTCATAGGGGTAATAAGTAATTCAAGATTAAATTTTTCAGAGATTGTTCCTTGTTCCGGCTTTCCGTATTTTGCTAATAAAGCAGCTTCGGCAAAAGCAAGTTGTTCAGGTTTGGAAATAATAATTTCTTTAAATTCAGAAACCTTATTGGCAATCAAAGGAGTTGTTTTTACAATATCAGAAACGGCATCAATAACATTTTCGTCCTGAAAGCCGATATGCTTAATCCGGTGGGTTGCAAAAGTAGAATCAGCAATTATCATTCCGTTACCGCAAACAAAACGAAAAAGACCGGCCATAATATTGAAACAGGAAGAACCATCATGAGCATTCTTAACAATAATTTCGGGAATCATTTCGCCCACAACAGCTTTAACTTCCAAATCTTCTTTTCTGCGAAAGCGAATTAAATGATTTTGAAAGCCTTTGTTTTCTTCTTTATTACAATGACGCTCTGCAATTTTAGCAGGAGTCCAATCAGCTTTTTCGAGAATATCAATTACTCTGGTTGTTGGGATAAAAGCAAAACGATCTGTTGTTTTGCCACCATGATTTTGAGCTACTACTGATTTATAATTGTTTAATTCTAACATGATTATTCTCCTTTGCTCTTTTTGATTTTATTTTATAATAAATAAAACCAAATGTAAAGCTTTATTTTCAACTATTTTTACTAACAATATTAAGGGGTTATAAATGAATTTTAAATATATAGGTAAAAATGTAAAAATTTTCAATAGTGTAAAAATAATTAATCCAGAAAATATCTCTTTAGGCGACGAATGTTTAATTGCCGATTTTTCTTTCTTATATGCCGTTGGTAAAGGAATTGAAATTGGAAATTTCTGTCATATAACAGAGCATGGAATTATTCAAGCTGGAGGATTAGTTAAAATAGGAAATTTTTCGGCAATTGGCCCTAGAACAACAATATTGGCCGCAACTGATGATTATGAAGGAAATGGTTTTATAGGGCTTGCTGTTTTAAATAAATATCGAAATACACAATTTAAAGATGTAATAATTGGAAATCATGTTCATATAGGAATGGGTTGTATAATTATGCCTGGGGTTGCTATTGGCGATGGTTGTTCGATTGGGGCAGGAAGTTTAGTTACAAAAGACATGCCTGAATGGACTATATGCTATGGACATCCATGCAAGCCTGTAAAAATAAAAACAAAAGAAAAACAATTAAAAATGGAAGAACAATTTTTAAAAGAATATTATGGATAAAAAAATATTTTATAATCCCGAAGATATAAATATTGATTATTCTCAATTAGGGAATCCTGGAGAAGAGCCTTTCACTAGAGGAATTTATTCCAATATGTATAGCGGCAAATCATTCACTATGAGGCAATTAACTGGATTTGGTTCTCCCGAAGATACAAATAAAAGAATGAAATATATGTTAGAAAATGGAGCAACCGGACTAAGTATTCTTTTTGATTTTCCAACGATACAAATGTACGACTCCGACGATATTATTTCTCTAGGACATGTTGGTTTTTCTGGAGTATGTGTCGATTCTATAGAAGATATGCATACTCTTTTTAAAGATATTAATATAAATAAAATTTCAATATCAATTGTTACACACTATCCTTCAAATACTGCTATATTATTTTCTATGTTTTTAGCTATGGCAGAAGAAAGAGGAATTTCTTGGAGCGATTTAAGAGGTAGCGTTCAAAACGATATAATAATGGAAGAAGTGGTAAGATGTGGTTCTGAATTTATTACTCCTATAAATTGCTTTAGGTTGCAGTGCGACAATGTAGAATTTATAAGAAATGAATTGCCAAAATGGAATCCTGTAACTTTAAATGGGTATAATCTTAGAGAATGTGGCGCATCAATAACAACAGAAACTGCTGTAGCTATTATTAATGGAATAGATACAATTCAAGAATTAGTAAATAGAGGATATGAAGCAAATAATATAGCATCAAGAATTGCATTTTTTTGGTCTATCGGGAATAATTTTTTTGAAGAAATTGCAAGATTAAGAGCTTCAAGACGTATTTGGTGTAATGTTTTAAAAGATAGATTTAAAATATCAGACGTTAAATCATTGATGTTAAGATGTCATTCTCAAACATCTGGCATTTCATTAACAAGACAAGAGCCATTAAATAATATTATAAGGGCTTCTTATCAAGCTTTAGCCGCTGTATTAGGCGGAACTCAATCTCTTCATGTTGATTCTTTCGACGAAGCTTATTCTGTACCCACAGAAGAAGCAGCATTAGTCTCGTTAAGAACACAACAAATAATTCAAGATGAAACGAACATTATAGATATTGCTGACCCATTAGGCGGCTCGTGGTATATTGAATCATTAACAAATGAGATAGAAGAAAAAATATATAAGGAAATATTTGAATTAGGCGGGTTTGATAATTTGGTAAATCTTATTTCTTCAGGAAAGCTACATGATAAAATTCATAATTATGCTTATCAACAACAAAAAGAAATTGAAGAAGGCATTACCCCTGTAATAGGGGTAAATAAATATCAAAATAATAATGCAACAGAAATACCTCAATTTAAATATCCAGAAAATGTAGAAAAAATACAGAAAGAAAAACTTTTATTATTAAAGAAAAATAGAAATAATAATAAAGTTAAAGAGTCTTTAAATGATTTAGAAAATGTATGTAAAGAAAAAGTAAATATTATTCCTTATACAGTAAATTGTGCAAAAGCAAGATGCACAGAAGGAGAAATGTTTACTTCGTTTAAAAAAGCTTTTGGCTTATGGAATAAATAATTTGTCGGCAATAAAGGAGAATGTTCATGAATAATATTCATGATATTACAAGAAATTTTGAGAAAGCATTAGCTGATTACACAGGAGCAAAATATGTTGCTTGTGTTGATAATCAGAGTAATGCTATTTTTTTATCTTTAATGTATGAGAATATAAAAGGTAAAGAAATTTCTATTCCTTCTCGTACTTATCCAAGCGTCCCTTGTGAAATAATTCGCGCCGGTGGTTTTGTTAAATTTATTCCTTCCGAAAAAGAAACATTAAAAGGATCATATCAATTATCTCCAACAAGGACAATAGATTCTGCATTAAGATTTACATCTAATATGTATATTCCAAACACATTTATGTGCGTTAGTTTTACTGGGCCATATAAGCATTTAAAATTGAGTAAGGGTGGTGCAATATTGACAGATGACTTAAATGCATATCAATGGTTTAAGAGATATAGAAATTCTGGTAGGAGAGAGTGTTCATATCACGAAGATAATTTTGACATGCTCGGAATCAATTGTTACATGATGCCAGAAATTGCGGCAAGAGGGTTATTATTAATACAGCAGTTCTATGATATAAAAGGTAATCCAAAAATAAACGAAGACCTTGAACTTCCTTATCCTGATTTATCAAAGTTTCCAATTTATACAGAAAGGAATAAATAAAAATGAAACTGGAGTCATATACTTTCACATTGAACGACGAAAAAATGCTTCCTTTCTTTCTAAATTACTATAAGCCTATTATAGACAATATGACTTTTATGGATTCCGGTTCGACTGATAATACAGTAAATATCATTAAAAGCTATGGTTGCAAAGTTATTCAAACAGGATTAACTTTCTGGGATTGGGATAAAATGAGAGATATTTACCAAAATATTTGGAAGAGTTCAAAAGCCGACTATATATTTTTAATGGATGTAGACGAATTTTTTTATCATTCTAATCTTAGAAATTTTTTAGAAGAGAGCAAAGACAATATAGATATTTATCAAATGGAAGGCTATCAAATGGTAGCCAATAAATTCCCGGCCCCAAATACGAATATATTTGATATTAATATGGGAGTACGATTGCCTTTATATGATAAAAGTACAATCTTTAATCCCAAGGCAGATATTTATTATGAAAATGCGCACGAAATAATAACAACATCTAAAAAAATATGCCGCAGAGTAATTAAGCTTCTACACTATAAATTTTTAGGAAAGGAAGTATTAATCAAGCGGTCAGAACTTGTAAAAGCAAGAGTGCCTAAAAATAGCTACTGTAAATATATTAACGGAAATATACTTTCTGTGTATCCAGCATTTATAAAATCAGAACAGCAATGGCAAGATGAAATTAATCAATTATTAAGCAATGCAGAACAGGTTATATAAAAAAGGCAGGTAGTTATTACCTGCCTTTGAGAGATACTATTTTAATTACTTAAATTTTATTCCAATTAATAACCGAGTATGGGAGTAAAACGGTTGTTAAAGATTTTTGATAATAAGTATTTTTCCATCCAAAATGGTTGCGATAAGCATTCGAAACATATTCTCCTGTTGTATACTTTCTGTACCCATAAGGTGTTCTATCTATAACTTTTGGCTCTTTTACATTTCCAAATAAAATTGTTGTTGCGGTGTTATGCCCAAATTTTCTTGCTACGCTATTTGCCATTGTAATTATTTTTTTCTTCATATGTTTTCATCTTATTGCTGCCCAAATAATAAATCCCCAGATAATCAGGCTTAAACTCATCGCCCATATCCACGCTTTAATATTCATAAGAAAGCCTCCTTATAAGTTTTCATTTTGTTCTCCTTTGTTTTTAATTTTATTATAAACCAAATAAAATCAAATGTAAAGCTTTATTTTTAACTATTTTTACTAATAATTATAAGAGGTTATAATGATAACAGCAAATCCAAATGGTTATTTTAAACGGGCAGATACTAATTGCGATTGCTCATTAGGTAATGTCCTATTTACTATTGCCGGAGTGATTGGTACAGCAGTAAAAAACAATTATAAATATGGATTTAAAGGCTGGGCAAATCAAGAGTTTTTCAAAAACAAATTACCAACTACCGACAATACAAAATTTAAGAATTATCAATTGCCGATTAATTATAAAGGATTTGATGTAGGATTTAGAGGATTTGATACTCCAGACAATACAATCATTAATGGTTATTTTGGAAGCAAACATTATTTTTCTCATTGTGAAGATTTAATAAGACACTATTTTGAAATGAAAGAAATTTGCACTCCGTTTAAAGATTGTATTATAATTCATTTTAGAGATTATTTGAAAAATCCAATGATGTATTCTCTTCCGGGAAGCTATTATAGAAATGCTTTAAAGAAATTACCTAATAAAAAAATATTGGTAGTAACAAATGATATTGATACAGCTTCAAAGACATTAAACATTAAAGCCGACTATACAAGTAATTTGCCAATAGTTGATTTTTATATATGTGCGAATGCAGATTATTTTATTGCAAGCAATAGTACGTTTAGTTGGTGGGGAGCTTATCTAAGCAAAGCAAAAACAATAGTTCCGAATAAATGGTTTGATGGCGACTTTAAAAATTGCCCTATAAATTTAAAAGATTTTTATTTGGACGAATGGAGTATAATAGATGTTTAATATAGGGGATTCCGCAAAACTTATTAGAGAAATAACTGAATCCGATATTTATTCGTATGCTAAAATTTCAGGCGATTTCAATCCTATTCATATTGATGAAAAATATGCAAAAAATAGCATTTTTAAAACACGCATAGCTCATGGAATGTTTGTTGCTGGATTTATTTCTTCTATAATAGCAAATCAATTACCGGGGGAAGGAACTATTTATTTAAAACAAAATTTGAATTTTCTTGCTCCGGTACGAATTGGAGATATTATTACTACAAAAGTAGAAATATTAGAATTAAATGCAAAACAACAAATTAAATTAAAAACTACATGCGAAAATCAAAAAGAAATAATTGTTATTTCCGGAGAAGCAGTAGTTTTTGTAAAGAAAAACTCATAGGCAAGTAATACAACCTTACCTATGAGAAAAAAAGAAGATTAATTATTTATATGAAATTGCTTTTAATGCTATTGCATGCAAATCTATAACATAAGCAGCAGCAGCATAAGCAGCAGCATAAGCAGCAGCATAAGCAGCATTAGCAGCATAAGCAGCATAAG